TACTAAATTGGTTCTTAATATAAAGGTTAACAAGCTTCTTGTTTCTACATTAGCTCGTTTCCTACTATTCTCGAAAACATTTACTCCTGATATATCTGTTAAGTATTCGGCTATTTGTTTTGCTTTTATCATAATGTGCCTTTAATTATATATTCGTTTAATTGTTGATCTTGCTTTACAAAATATGTTTCATATATTTTTAATGCATACTCTACTTTATCTTTCCCTGAATTATAAAACTCTTTACTAACATCGTAATAGCCTAAATCCCCTGTCGATTTATCAATAGCAAAAAAGAAAAATTTATCATAAGGTACTTTAAATATAGAACAATACAGGTAAACTTGTACATCATAATTATATTTTCTAGCGGCATAAGGGAAACTTTTAAGATCATTTGTTGTTTTCAGATCTGCCATATAATCATTCCCTAGTATATCTGCTTTCGCTCTAAATGGATAACCATTAATAATATCAAAAGCTGGTATTTCAAAAGAAGCATCTCTAGTAAGCTCTTGCCATATATCGTTTTGTAATAAAGCATCTACTACATACATTGCTTTGTCGTATTCTTTTCTAGTAAATACAAACTGATTACTTCCAACTTCTCTTACTTTATCTTTATATGCTTTTGTTACAGCGGATTGTACTTCTACTATATGGCATAGTGATTCTATTTTTTCAGGCTCTAATGCTGCTAGGTGTATTAATCTACCCATTTTAAAAGCTGATGAATCTGTAGAAAAATTTAAACTCCTTGCATAACTTTTAGGAGAATCTAATAAATATTTAATTGCAGAAGAGCTTAAAGCGTGTTTTCCTAATTCCCCATAATAAAAACCATCATCATACATTTTATTTAATAATTCTTTTTTATCATATAATTTACCATTTAATAATTGTATTGTATTTTTTCTTTTACTTTTTTTATATATACTTTTTAATTCAGGGATTGTTATATAACAAGAATCATTGCCGTGGAACGAAGGGTTTATACATACATTTAATTGATGAATTTCGTTGGGATCTTTAAAAATATATTCTTTATCTTTTATTCTTATTGTTATTCCGTTTTTTGCCCAGTTGTTAAAATTTATTTTAGGTGTTCTAAAAGTGATATGTTTCCATGATGGTTTTTTAGCTACTATTCTCATTCTTTATTTTTTACAAATGTATTATTAATTATTTTACCTTTTCTGTTTTTAATTTCACTATAAGCTGATTCAATTGCTTCTTCAATTGAAAATCCTCCAAAATAACTTAATGATGTTAACACTACTATCATATCCCCTACAGCGTCTTTTATTTCTTCTTTATTATTAGTTAATATTGCTTCAGCCAGTTCCCCTGATTCTTCTTGTAATTTTATATACTGAGTTTTAATATTTCCTTTGTCTAATATATTTTTGAGCTTTGCCCATTCCCGTATTTTATTAAAATAATTCATAATACTAAATCTGCTTTTATATAGTTATTACTTATATAGTTTTTTAAATTATAATTATTATATTCTCCTTCTAAAGATGGCAATTTATATATTGAATTATTAAGATATTTAATTACTTGGTTTTTATGCGATTCATATATGTGAGCATCTGCTATATTTATTCCTAAGATATTCGGAACTAATTTAATTTCTTTTGCTATTGTATTTAAAAAAAGTGCTGCAAAAATTATATCATACGGCAAACCTAAAAATAGATCTGAGCTTCTAAAAAAAATAATCATATTTAATTTATTTTTAACTCTTACAAAATTAAGATGGGTATAACAACATGGCAATGATTGATCTTGTAAATCAGATGGATTCCATAATGTAATTATAGCCCTCCTCGAATTATTTAATATTTCTTTTTTGACATATTCTATTTGGTCAATTGAATTATTAAAATTTCTTATTTGATGTCCATATATTTTTCCTAATTTATTATTCTTTGCAAACTGGTCCCACCAATATATATTATAATTATGTAAATATTTTAAATCCGTTCTTCCTTCATATATCCATTTAAATTCCGCTAAAGCTTTATTAAAAAATACTTTTTTTCCTGTTATTATTGGGAACCCTTTATTTAAATTTATATTAAAAGTTTTATTAAATAACTTATAAGTTTTTGTAGTCGTTCTGTTCTCTGTTAAATTTCCAGAATATAAACAATTAAATAATAATTTTTTATATCTCTTTTCAAATTTATTCATACCCTCCGTTCTTATAAGAATCTAAAGCAGAAATATATCCAACACAGTCTAACATTGTGTCCTTTTTAGTATTATAAGCCATCCTGCTCATTTTAAGTGCTATTACGCATTTATAAAAATCTTCAGTGGTTATTTCTTTATTACACATTTCTGAAGCCATTCTAGCAGCTTTGCTAATAGATTCATCTATAGGTCCATATTGTCTTTGCTTTTCTTCTTTTCTGCCAAATATTATTTCATTAGCTTTTAGTAAAATATTTTCTTTTTTCATTTTCATATTAATATAATTAAAAAAGGGAACAAAACTATTATTATTCCTATTATAATGCGGGTTAATATTTTTTGTTTCCAATAATTAGCATAAACTACTAAATGAAATAAAAAAGAAAGAGGAATACAAAAAATTATTAATATAGTTTCTATATAGTTCATTTTAAAAATGTAGCATACGCTTTTATTTTAGGCGTGCTTGTTATTATTTTTCTCTCCTTTATTATTGGCTCTTGTTTTTTATCCTCCTTCCAATACTTCGGATTCTTGCTATTTAATTTTCTTTTTTTCATTTAATTGTTCTTCTACCCTCCTTGCTCGTTTAATAGCTCTGAGTTTATCTCCTCTTAATTTATCAATGACATTATCAAATGATCTACGCTCTAACTCTAATTGATTTACATAAAAGAATATATTAATTAATGGTGTTTCTAAATCCTTGTATTTATCATTGTCCTTAATTAAATTAAGTACCAAATCCATGTCTGTAGTGTACTGGAGCTGTCCTAGATTTCTCATTTTATTTCCTGTATTAAGTATTGTACCTCCTGAAAGTTTACTCGCTTTCCACACTTAACGCATAAGCATCTATCATCTATATACTCAACTATTATTTGCGGAGGCTTTTCTTTCGTATGTTTTTTTCCTAGCTCGTATAATACTATGCTACTTACAGCAATAGTTAAAAATAAGCAAAGGAATAATAATTTTTGATCTTCTCTTTTCATAATACTAGGTCAATTAAATATTCTAGCTTTAGAAAAAATAAAGTTCCAAAGAATAATACTATCATTAAAAATAATCCTATTAATAAATCTTCTAAAGTAATTCCTAAAAATTTTTTAATTAAGTTCCTCATACTTTTTCTATTTTTTTCTGTAAGTCTGGAGTATAACATTCAAAGGTTTTATTCCAAACACAAGGTAAGTAAGTATTTAATTCTTTATTCCAATAATATATTTTATCTATTTTCATTTTAAACAGGTTTTATAGATTGGACATAAGACATTCCGTATTTTTCTTCGTGATACTTTATTAAAGTATTTAAAGATTTTGACTTGTAGTAAGATTCTGTTTCTACATAAGGAGAATTAGAATCATAATTTACTTTAAAAATTTTCATTTTGTTTGTTTTAGTATTAATATATATACAAATATAAACAAATGTTAATAAATAAAAAAACTTTTTGCTATTTATTTTTAAATTGAGTAGAACATACAGCAACTCTTTGATTAGCGTCTTTGTATTCATTAATCATAACAACATCATTCATACATCTTTGAATAAAGTCTCTGCGTGTTTCGTTTTGTTTTGGTTTAGGTATTGGCATATTTTTTTATTATATAGTTATTTATTTCACTTATCCACTCTTTCCATTCTTTTTTTCTACAGGTACTAGGTTCATAGTACTTATGGTTAAATATTTCAGCATGAAGGCGACAGATTAATTCAATACCGTCTCTTTCAATTACATTTTGTTTTTTTCTTTGCTGAAATTCTTTCCACTTTTTTAAATCTTCTTTTACCATAATTTTACTTGATTTGCTTTTTCCTTTCGCTTGTCACATCCGCAGTCTTTTCTCCAGATCTTTTCAACAAGCCATTTGATTCCTGTCTTTTTTGTAAACCATTCTATTAAATCCCCTAGTCCCATTCTATATTATTTTTAATTATTGTTTTAACATTTCTATATGTATTATATAAAGAAGCATAAGATATTCCTGTTTTCCGTGATAAATCCGCTATTGTTTCCCCATTAGATATAATTTCAAAAATTTTTCTATCATACCAATAAGTCGTTTCTAGAACAGAATTAAGCTCTTTCATTTTTTTATTTACATCTATTTCCTTTACTTCTTCTTGTTCTTCTTGTATATATTTATTTAATGCTTTTATATCTACTTTCTTAATTTTCTTATTTTTTCTTAATAAATCTCCATATAAAGTTTTTAATGTTTTATATATATAAAAATAATTAATTTCTGATTTATTATAATTTATATTTAGCCCTTCCTGTTTAATTAATCTATTAATTCTTATATACATTTCTTGAACAATATCTTCTGCTATTTCAGGTCTACACCCAAAGCTTCTAACAGTATATATCCAATCCTTATGTTTAGCAAATAATTTTTCTAAAGTTGTCAAATTTTTAATTGAGATTGTTTTTTACTTCTATAAGTTACAAAATTTTTTCCACCTAACTCAAAGCCTACATTATTTAATATTGATTTAAACATTAAAGGTCTTTCATAGCTCGTGGGTTTAAACCCAAGAGAAATTTCTTTTACTTTTAATACATAAAATCTTGTATACATCCAATCATCAGGACTATATATATAACGGTGTAAACAAATCATTTCATCTGCGCGGTTACTATTAACAGCTCCTCCTTCTGAATCCCCACTGCTAGGGGGCATAGGTTGTCCCGCATAAGTATGATTGGCTGGGTGTTTTCTTCTTAAGGCTTCGGTGACAGCATGACAGCAAATCCATGTAGCTACATTATATTTTTTACAAAAAATTCTTATTTCAGTAAGTTGTTCATAATTATATTCATACCCGTTTGTATTTCTTAAGTCTTTTCTTAAAGAATTAATAGGATCTATTAACAAACAATCATAATTCCAAGCATCTTTTATAGATTTTGCTAAAGCTAATAATTCTTTATATGTATATTGTCGATTACAATCAACAAATTTGAAATGGTCATAAACAAATTTTAAAGAATCTTCATAATCTTTTTGTTCTATTTTGTTTAATGGTTTCCCCTCCCTCATTTCAATTAAACGTTTAATATTTGTATAAGGCTCGTTTTCACTGCTGAAAATTAAAAACCTTAAATTATGTTTAATAGCATATAGTAACATTAAATAAAAAGTAAAATGTGTTTTTCCTACATTATTATGTCCTAGTATAAAACATAAATGTCCGCGTACAAACCTAAAAGCATTGTCAAATTCATTATGTCCCAGCTTTAATGCTTCAGGAGCTTTGCCTTGTCTAAAATCATTAAGTTTTTTTGAGTGTTCATCAAAGTTTATTAGCATTCTTTAAATATATAAAAAAAAGAGGATAAATTTCTTTATCCCCTTATTATTAAAATGGCATTTCGTCTCTGTCTGGTGATTGGTCATTTGTGCTGACTTCTCCTTTATCTTCTTTTATTCTCCATCCTTGAAGAGAAGTAAAATATTTAATTACTCCTTCAGGATTTTCCCATTCTCTACCTCTTAAATTATATAAGACTTCTACTTCGTTTCCCTCCTCCCATGCGTCAAGTAAGCCACAATTGTTCTGAGTGAAATCGATACTTAACACTTGAGGATATTCTCCCCCTGTATCTAATATTAATTTTCTAAATCTAAAATCATTTTTAGTTTGTACTTCTGTAATTTTTTTAATTGTTCCTTTAATTGATGTCATTGTTTATTTATTTATATTAATTATTTATTTTAAAATCTTCGCTTTCATCTTCTCCAAATACCCCTAAAGCATAAA